GGCCGACAGCACGGGGGCTTCCTCGTCTTCCTCGGTCTTGACCGCCTCGGGGGACGACTCCGATTCCGCAGGATCCTCGTCCTGCGCTTCATCCGGTTCAGGCGACTCGGTCTGCGCGCCACCCAGAAGCCTGATCAGCGCTTCCGGATCGGTTGGCAGTGAGCCGGGGTCAAGCTGATTCAGATCAAATTCAGCCTGCACGTCAGGGTTGACGTTCTCATCAGTCATCGTCTTCTACTTGCATTTATCGGATGCATCCGTGTGGGTGAGCCATTGCTCTGCGTCGCTTCCCAGCGATGCATGTCGCCATCCCGGCGAGAAAAGAAACCCGCCATTCAGCGGGTCGGGCCGGTCTTACGCAGATCCGGCGAGAATCGGGCACAAAAAAACCCGCGCGAGGCGGGCCGTTTTGGCGTGGGGATTAGGTTATGGGTTACTGGCCATCATCGGGCTGGCCCGGAACTGGTTCAAATAGCCATTAGCGGCCTGGGTCTTGCGCTTCCAGCTACTCTTGGCGCCTCCAACCGCCTTCAGGCCGGTCTTCATGTCAAAATCACGGGCACCATCTAGCTTTCCATCCAGGTACGCCATAGCTGATCGGGCAGCCATTTGCGGATCATTGGCAATCAGGTCGGGGTTTTTCAGTAGCTGACCCCCCAATCCCAGGCGCTGATCGACATCGGCATAGCCTTGGCGGCCGGTCAGGTGGACATTGCCGCGACCCCGGTATCGATAGCCATCACCGGGCTCGGCATTACCCAGCTTGCCGGCATAAAACGTGTTGTACTGCCGCTCCGAATCCATCGCCGCCAACCCCTTGGCTTTGGCCTTCAGCTCAGGAAACACCTTGGCAATCCGCTGTGGCGAGGTATAGCGGGCGTTCTCGGTCATCTTGCGGAATCCATCGGTCTCGCCCTCAGCAATCCCCAGGGCCGTCGCTGTGGCGCGGTCGCTGTAACCCGCTTGGCGCAGCTCCCTGATGTAAGCCTGGCGATAGTCATCGGGTGTCCAGCCACGCGCGGGTCGCGTTGCGGGCGCCGGCTGTCTCTGTTGTACCGGTGGTGCCACAGGTGCCGCCTCGACCGGCTTCGGGAATACCTCCCGAACCTGCTTGGACATCGGCGACAAGCGCATGGGCATCACGTCACCGGTCTCGGTATTCCTGAGAGCGTAATCGGCCTTGTGCGCCTGGATGATCTTCTGCGCATCGGCGAACGAGGGCAGCTTCTGCTGTCGGGTGTCTTGTAGTCCAGCCATTAGATCGACTCCAGCTCGCTTTCCAGCATCGCCTTGCGGTTATGGATGACGGCGCTCTCGACTTCCAGCGCGGTCTTTTGCCCAGCCAGTTCGGTATCCGCCAGGATTTTCTGCGTTTCCGCCTGGGTCTTCTGGTCGCTGAACTGCTGGCTCTGCGCCTTCATCTGCAGCTCAGCTTGTTTTAACTCGATCTCCGCCTGCTTGGCCTGGGCGGCGAGCATCTGCGGGGCTTGCTGCATCTGCTGAATGGCCTGCTCGTATTGCTGGATCTGCTGCATCATCTGCTGCTTTTCCGGATCTTCCTGACTGTCATCGACATCAGGGATCCCCAGCGCCATGCGCATCTGGTCGGCAATCGCCTTTCGATCGGGGAGTTCAGAGAGTTCGACGAAGGCCGGCGCCAGGATCGCTTGCGCCTGGGGCGGCAAGGCCTGCACCACCTGACTGAGCTGCTGCATCATCTGCTGACGATAGGCCGGCGTGCTCGGCACATCGGAGAGCGTGACCTTGGTGACCGATTGGGCCACGTCATTCATCATCACCACTTCGCCGGTTTCCGGGTGCTGCATCGGCGTATTGAGCTGGATAACCCGCTTGCGCTTGCCTTCGCCGACAATCACTTGCACCGGTTGTCCTACGAGGTCATCGCGGATCAGGTCCACGATCATCTCGCCGCAGCGCGTCCGGGCATAGCGATAGCCGTCATTCAGTTCGGCCAGGGTGGTGGCGCCCTGCTCCACCAAGCTATTGATCGCCAGGCCCGACGTGGCGCTGGAACTTTGCCCCAGCATCGCCTGATAGACGCCGGCCACCGACTGGATGCCCATCTCGGCATCCTTCATGATCTCGAACTGCTGGTTACTCAACGCCAGATCGGTCTGCACTTCAAAGGCGTTGCCGTTTCTGCGCTGCGGATTCAGCACCACCACCGAGTCGGGGCGGGCAATCTCCTCCAGTACATCACTGAAACTATTGGCGCGGGTGTCCAGCGCATCGGAATCGGCAATGACGCGCTTGGAGCTGAGTAGGTTCATCAGCTTGCGGCGTCGTGCGTTGATCTCGTCCTGTGGACTGATCATCGTCCGGATCAAGCCATACGGCGCACCGGTCAAATCTTCCCTAAAGCCGAAGAACGGCACATAGGGGCAGCGCTTCTTCGCGCATTTGCCATCATGCAAGCGATGCGGACCGGCCCAGACCGACATCCGCTGCTGGGCGAAGATGGCTTCTTCCACGTTCACCAGGCCTTGCGAGACGGCAATCTGGTGCATTTCGTTCTTGGGGTCGAACTCGACCGCCCGATCAGGCAGCCGCAGGATCTTGCCGCGGACGTGGGCCTTGTACCAAACTTCCTGGAGGCAGATCCGCTTGCGGTTGTAGCTCAACCACTCCATGTCGGCGATGGATGAACCCCGCTCCTGATCAAAGGCCTGGGCCAGGGCGACGTCTTCCTTGGCCACTTCCAGCCAATCACCGTCCCAACGGCCGCGTGAGGCGGACAAAATGTTCTTGTGCTTGGGAAAGTGCAGCGCCACTAGGTCGTAATCCAGCCAGCGCTTGCGGACGATATAGCGCGCATCCGATAGATCCGGCTCCTTCGCCAACCAATCCCAGTACATTTCCCGGCGATGGACCGAGGTCACACGGTAGGGATAGTTGAAGGGATCCGCATCCCTCGATACTTCCACCCAGCCCACACCGGTCTTGACCATCGAGGCATAGGCATCAGAACAGGCTCTGTCCGCCCGTGCTTCGCGCTCCACCTCATGCAGCTTCTGGCTCAAGGCCTCGGCCACGTCCTGATATTCATCCAGATCAGCCGTCACGCGCCAATCGACGCGCGTCTTGGCCTCCATGCCCAGCACCAGATCAATCGTCGGCTTGACCAGGTTGGTGATCAGCGGCGCCATGCCCTTGGCATCCAGCTCGTTCAGCGTCTCCGCGTCGAGTTGGTTGCCGTCGTAATAGTCCGCACACTTGTCCGCATCTTTGCGCCAATGCGGCTGCTCGCGGATTTCCTCGATGATGGACTCGTACTGGTCCCACTCCAGGCCTTTCGGAGAGATATATTCGTCCGCCATCAAATTCTCCAATTGCCGCGTCGGGACTTATCCACGACATTCCGACTGCTATTCATGTAGGGCAACGCGAATGTGAGGGCCACAGAGTCACCCGCATCCGGGGACCGCAGGCCGCGCTTCTTCATGGATTCCTTGCTTTCAAGTTTCATGCGGCGGCTCGAATCGTAAGAATGTTGGGGGCCGGTTAAGTCGGCGACCAGTCGCGAGTCATCCGGGAGGACAGCGGGCTTATCTTCCAGCCAGGTCTTCATGTCGCCCCACATTTCATCGCGGCGAATGGCGTACTGATCGGTCTGCACGGCTCGCTCACCAAAATGAATGCGGTTCACGGGTAGCCCCAGCTCCAGTAATCGATCGGCGACACCCGAGCCAATGCCCGTACAGTCGACGTTGATTGCGTCCGGCGCTGATCGCTCGGCTTCTCTGGCCACCAAGCCCACCAGTTCCATCGGTCCCTTGCCGTGCCAGCGTTGAATCTGGGTAACGACGCGACCTCTGCGGCGAGATAGAGCGGAGTCGTCATTGCCATATTCGGCGACATCCAGCCCCCAGATCTCGGCGCCTTCTGGCGGGATGGTCTGCTCCTTCCCGGCCGCAATCGCCGGCAACACCAGATCCATGGGGATCAATGGGTCACCATCCACTCGCTTGAAGGCCAGTGCTGCAGAGCCTGGGTACTCCTGATCAAATAGACTGCGGTCGCTGCGAAAGTCCGTGAGGATCTTCTGCTGCATCCAATAGGTTTGCTCGAGCGTCAGCCCGAATGCCTGCTGATAATCGGCATCGTCCGTATCAGGCAGCCAACCCACAGGGGGTGCCTTTTGATATTCCGATTGCCAGAACCAGGGCACGAACACGGCCTGGTAATCCGACACGCCGGCTTCGGCGTCCTGCCACATGCCGTGAAACAGGTTGCCGACTCCGTTTGCTGTGGACTCGAGAATAATTTCGGTGCCCGGTGCATCCGGAACAATCTGACCGATACCGGCCATGTGATCGTTGGCATTGGGCCAAAAGGCTATTTCTGAGCCATGAAAAAACTGGGCCGTCGCTGATCGTCCTGTACCCGATGATCCAGCCGTGGCGACCGAGAACTCCGAGTTCCGCCGATCAAATACCAGCGCACTGCCAGAGTTGGCTTTGGTGCTGGGCTTCAGATAAGCCGGGCAGAGATCGTGATAGCGGCGCGTCATGCCGAATAAGTTGCTGGTCGCCTCGGCCAGGTGCGTCAGAATGTACGCACGCTTGCCGGAAGACAGCGAAGTCAGCCAGTACATGCGCGCCTCGGTATAAGTCGACATGCCCTGCTGCCGGCCCTTGAGGATAATCGCCCTCACCTTGCCGGTCGTTTCTTTTTGTTGCTCGAGCTGCTGGTGCAGGTATCGCTGCGCCGTGTTTAGCTCAAACGGAATAATGGATCCATCTTTGGCCCTGATCTTCAAGGCCAGGGGGGCGTACTTCAGAAAGTCTC